GCGGTGGTATGGCTGGGCAGCGTCCAAACTAGGGAACCGCTTAGGCCAAACCTTGGTCAATCCTTCTGCTGAGTAGTTGAGGTTTTCTTTGAGCGCAGTGAACCCAGCAGATTCATGAGCGCATTGCCCCAAGAAACAAGCTTGTCTCTCAGGCGTTGATATGTCGAAACGATCAAAAGCTTCATTGATTGCATCTATCCACTCCTCTGCCTTTGCAGGCGTTAATTTCAAAGCATGGGCCAATTGTTCAGAGTTCATCAGTTTCCTTTCATGGTTTGGTAGACGGCATTGTAGGCATCGATGCAGGCGTTGAGCTGTCTGATTGCTTTGTCTCCATCGTCTGTGATGGCGATAAGAGTTTTAGCAGTCTCTCGCTCAAGTTCGGCTCCTGCTTGAACGCTATCTCTGGGGGGAGGGGTGGGATCTGTGGTGGTTTGTACGGTGCAGGCGGTGGCTTTAACAGGGATCCGCAGCCGCAAAGCACCAGAGTCAATGTCAGTATTGCGCTTTTTAATGACAGTCTTTGCATTTTGTTCAGCCTTCACCAGTTGATTTGCTTGTTGTTGCACAGCAGTAACCAGAGCTTGCTCCTTTACTCGTGCCTGTTCGTTCAGCCTGGCAATCTCCAACTGCTGGCGCTTGCTTTCATCAGATCCACCTTTCATGTATCCAGTTGTGCAAGCACCAATCAAAGCCGCAAGAATGCCAAGCAGTACCCATGGATTGAATAGACTCATTCCTTTGGTTCCATCTTAGGTTCATTGTCAGAGTCAGCATCAGCCTTGGCAATTGCTTTGGCGCTGGCTGATACAGCAGAACGACCAGCCACGCCACCCAGTACACCAGTGATAAACACCATGATGGTATTGATTTGCTGGGTGTACACCTTGTCGATAGCAGCCATGCCTGACATGGGTTGAGTTACGAATGACACGCTGTACAAGAACATGGCAACCGATCCAAGAAGAATCATGGTCAATGAGAAGATGACGATTGCCCAGATGCGAACTTCAATCTCTTCGGCAGTCATGCGGTTGTTAGGTTTGTATCCAATGGTAGGCATCACTTTTTCTCCTGTGCTGGTTTAGTTAATTGCTCTGGACAAGTTTCTGTAGCTGAACAGATGGGTGGTTTGCACTCAGCAAGTTCCCAGTTCTTAGGGTCTTGGCACTTATATCTAAACCTATCTTCACAAGCAGACAACAGAACCAATGCCATCAAGCAAACTATTTTCATTTCTCTTTCTCCCTTTCCTTCTGTTCAACTTGCCGTCTTAACTTATCAATTTTTTCCACTTGAGCCTTGGTTTCATTCTTTGCTTCCAGTATGTCAAGATAAAGAAAACCCATCAGTGGCAACAACAAAGCAACCAACACACAAGCAGCAATCCAGCCCATTATTTCTTCCCCAATTGGCTTACGAACAGAAGCCACAGCCAAAGGTACAGGAGGAATATAGAAGTCACTGCTAGGTATCCTAGTTTTAGCTGGAAGTTTCTTTCCTCTTCCTTGCGTTGCCATGCTTCCTGCCTTTTGATTGCTTCTTGTTTCAGCCTTGCTTGTGTCTGCTCCTCCTGAATGATCTCCCTCATGTTGAACACTTCACTGTACAAAGCACCCATCTCAGGTGGTGACTGGTACACCATGCATTCACGAATCTGCACCACCAACTCAGCCATCTGCTGCTGTGCCATCACACGCTTTAGTGCCGCCTCCATGTGATTCTGATCTGGGTCATAGACAGTTCTGGACTTCTCTTCTTCTTCTCTTATGTGTGCTTCAAGCTGTTCTTGAATCTTGAAGAACTCAGTGAGCTGTTTGACAATGTTGACTTTGACTTGAGTCTCGTCAACGGCAACGAACTTCTCCTTCTTTTTCGCCACAGGCTTGATCGGGGCTGGCTTTGGTTTACCACCAAACATCTTGGCAAGTTTTTCCCAAAACCCATAAGCCTCTTTGGCATATCCAGCAACCTCGTCAACAGTTGCCTTGACTTCCATAAAGGATTCTTTGGCTTGCTTGAAAAGCTCGCATCCTTCTTTAATTGCTGCCACGCAAGCATTGGCAGCGAATAGCAAGGATATAGGATCCACATCGTTACAGCCCTAAAATCTTCTTAACGAATTCACCAGCGACACCAGGGCCAAACAATACGCACAGCATGACAGCATAGATAAGATACTCAATCTTTGTCATGCGTCTGTCTCCCTCACGCAATGACTTGTCTATGCTCTCATATCTCTGAGCGCAGATGGCTTCATGCACAGCAAAGTTTTTTTCAAGGTCACTCATTTGCAGGCCATCCCTGTGCGTTGACAACAGCAATCAGGGCAGGCACATCAACAGCGCCAGCAATGGCAGTAACCAGTCTGGTGCATTCAGCAATGACAGCGGCACGGTAGGTAACTGTGTCAGCAGGCACATCAATGCTGCGCTCAACCTTGCGAATAATCATCCAGTCTGACTGTGAAAGCAATTTGTTTGCGGTGTCTTTGACCTGTGCTGTCCACTGGTGTTTGAGTCCATGCTGTGTGTATGGGTCACCTTGTTCGGGCGTGACTGTGATGTCTTCCAATTGTTTAGGATTGTCTACACCCCAATAGAAACGTGAATCGTAATCAATAACATCATCAGGAACTTCTGTAATGCCAATGGCATTTTTTTCCTCAATGGATGTTAAACGTAGCCAGTTGGCAGGGTAGTGCGTACCATCTATTTCAAATGGTGTGTCTATGGGAAGTGGTTGGTTATTGAGTAAAAACATGATGTTCTCCTGTTATCGGGCGTTAGCGTAGCGAAAAGGCACTTCGGCAAAGGCGGCGTATATGTATGTGCCGCCGTTGGCGTTGAGCGGTGTGCCAGAATCTCTAACCTTGAATCCGTTACTCAGTATGTCAATGCCATTGCCAGAACCTTCGGCATTTGAAAGGTTAGGATACAGAGGCGAATTAGTCAGGTTGAACGCATTACGCGCTGTGTCCATAAGGTTCCAGTTGTCGGCTACGTCAGTCCGTTTCCACATCACCCACCTCGGCCTAAACCCAAGATACACAAAAGGCCCATCAGCACTTCCATTGCCTGTGTAACTACCAAATGCTGAATAGCCAGCTACTGGAGCAAAGCAGTAGGCTACAAAAGTCCATGTGCTGATATTTATGTTAGCCCCAATAGTCCACACAGTTGAAGTTGGGCTTGTGTTGTTCCACCAATCAACGCTTGTACTTGTAGCGCCTGTTGTTTGCAAGTTTAATGCGCCAGTGTTACCTACACTTGCATGATATGTATTCCATCCAGACACGTTGTTTCTGGACTTGATAATAATCATTCTTGGAGCAACCCCAAGACCGTGTCCAATTGTTTGAGCCGACCCTCCCGGCGCTGTAAATGTCACCACGCTAAATCCAGCAGTGGTGTTTGCTCTTACCTGTGCTGAAATAGAACCACTGGTGTTGGTTACTGTTGAGCCGCCAGCGTTCCATTGCCAGCCGACATAGGTGGCGGCATTGGTATTCATCTGAGCCAACGCACCAATAGTAAATCCTGTACTGCCAAATGCAGTTAAGCCTGTTGTTTCTGTTGTCTCTGCTGTTGTTGTATTGCTCTCTAATTGTTTTTGCACACCTCGCACTGCGTCATACCAAGCATGGTCGGTTGCACCGCTTCTGCCTTTTACCCAAACCAAATCAGGTTGAAATGATGCGCTACCAATAGTGTTTGCAATGGTTAACGCCGACCCTGTACCCGTGTAAGTTGTAGCCGCCATGTAATTAGCACCATTGCTAATCGTAGGTGTAGGCAGATTCTGCGTGTTCAGTGCAACAAAGCCTGTGGGTGGTGTGTAGCTGAATGGGCGTTGACCAAAGTTGGTGGTGAATGCTTGAGATGCGCCACTTGCACCATTAGAAGAGGTAAATTTATATGAGTCAGCGGCAATTGAAATCGCACCTTGGGATACATTGTCTTTATAAAAGGTTAATGTATTAGTATCAAGATCAAGGGCTATCCCAATAACATTTGTTGTCCACGATGCCCCGTAAGCACTTCCAACCCCATTTACATATTTGGTTCCCGCTTGGTAATATCCGTAACCAACTGTAAATAAATCATTTGTGCCAATTTGTGATTTACTAGAAGGGACAATGCCAATTATAAGTGCCGACCCTGAAGTAGAAACGATTTCCCAATACCACTTTCCTGACGACACGGAAAAAGTTGAACCACAACCCCCTGCCACACTTGCTGGCAAAGATACATCCAAATTTCCGTTTGTTAAAGCAATCGTACTAGTTTTATCCAGAGGATTCAGCGTACAGTAATTCCCCCGCCCATTGCCACCATCAGCATAAGGCGTAGGCACATCCAGCATGGAGTCGTATGTTGCACCAGCAGATACACTGATGCTGTTCGGTGTCCAATTGTTGCCGTTGCCTGAGTAGTCCTTGCCAATGGTTGCCGCTGTGTTGTTGCTGTTGTCGCTGAAATTCAGATAGAAGCCGTTTGTGCCGTATGTGCCGCCATACTTCTTAGGTTGCCATACACCAGTGATGGCATTAGTTTCGCCAAAGGATGATGGTGTTAGGGCTTGTCCGTCAATGAAGTTTATCTCGGTCATATAACCATCAAAATAATGACCAGACGCAGGTGCTTGCCCAATGTAATGAGCAACCGTAGTATTAAATGACGATGCTGCATTTTGAGATGGGTCAGTTTTAACTGAAAAAGCAGTTACTTGAATGCCGTTTACATATACCTTTGTTCTGTTTCCTGCGGTTGCATCTGTCGTATCAATTACAAGAACTAAGTGCATCCATGCAGAGGGGTCACGAAATACCTGCGTAGTAGTGAAGAACCATCCTGTATTTGTATCAATAAAGTTTAAAATAAAATCAGACCCTGTGTTGCCAAACCTAAATACTTTAGAGTCAGACACCGAAAACAAAGAGTCGTAATTACTTGTTGGACGTGCTTTTTTAACCCAAACCGAATACGTCCATATTTTATTGTTCGTTGGAGTGGTCAGTGTCCGATTCAAATAAGCACTTGCACTTGAACGCAGACGCACACTACGGCTGATTTGATAGCCATCAGCACCAGCGGCAGCCAGTAGGGGGTGGGCGTTGATGATGCTCATTTCACATCCGCAATCAAACGTGCAGTAATACGACTTGCACTTTCAACAT